TGATAGGTCTCCGAAGGCGTTGCCATTTATCTAAAACACCTGTACCATACCCTCTATTGTCTAGTCCATTCTAGTGTATACGATGGCGTTGACAATGCTATTCACTTTTTGATATACTTGTACCATGATAAAAGCAATAAAGAAAAACGGATTACTAGACAAAGACTTCCTTCAAGGGTTATCTTTGATGGTTGTCCCATTAATATTAAAGGTACTATCATGAAGAATGGTTTGATTGGTGTCCATATAGCCACTGGTGTCGATGTAGAGATACCTTTGAGTGAGCGTGAGATGCAATTGTTTCATGCAGGTGGTAACCATGATTGGAATGTCATGTGTGAGAGTGTCAAAGCACGCACTGGTATAGAGATAATCGACCAGATACAGTTAGATTTTCAAGTGATTAACGGAAATAAATCTAAATTTCATTAAAAAACCACTTGTATTATATGCTCTATGAGTGTATAATGAATGTATAAGAAACGAAATTGACTAGTGAATATGTTCGTGGATTGCAGAGAGGTTAAGTCACTAGAGAGGTATACTGAGAATGCCAAGAGTACATGAGAGAGATACTCACCTATTCAGCGGAGATGGTGTAATGCAACACGCGACAATACCATTGTTGAGTTCATAGTTCAAGTCTATGTCTCCGCTCCAGTTATATAGTCGGAGAACCGTACCTGGTCTATATCTCCGACACGCTTGCCAAAGCATGAGGAATATGTTATAATGGATGGTTATAAGTACAAGTGGTCTACTGTAAGTTTATACAGTATGCCGAAGGACAGAACAGAACCATTGACTTGTCGTACAGAGAAACCTGTGCCTTTACAGGAGGGACTGGTTCTTGCAAGACAATACGAGACAAAGGGTCATGTGATAGAACTCAGGAGAGAGTCTCCTGTGAAGTCTTAGAGTAGGAATCTGAGCAAACAGTGATTTAGGGACCGTATATCGTGGTGGTAGAGAGTAAAGACACCATGAAAGCGTCTCTAAAGAAATTTTTTTCCGGCAACCAACAGAGAAGGAAGTAAAAAATGAATCGTATAACCTATGTGGATTATTCTTTTCAAGTCGTTGATGATGATATACTCTTTGACGGCGACTTAGACGGAGACCAATTTATGGAACTCCATGACATAGAGGAAGACACACTATACTCTATATCATCAATTGACGGTGTGTTATGTTTCTCTAAGATGTATGAGGATGATGAACCAGAACCAGACGAAGAAGACTGGACTGGTGATAACATACTTGCATTTGTGAGGCATTAAAAATTTTTTGAGGTAAATTATGAGTATCCAGAGTCGTTCAATACATAAAGAGACTGCTACCACTGTTGGTACTGGTCTCCTTATTAACTATCCTCTGAATCTATTTCTATTGTTTGTATGCATTGACCTATGGGGTATGACGAATACCTTTTACATAGGTACTTTAATTACTGCATTAATGACATTCGTAGCGTATGTTCGTGTGTATTCTATACGCAGGTGGTTCAGTGTTAGATAAACTATTCATACTGGTCGGTAAGTTTGTGTGGTTTATACTGAAATTCACCTTGTATGTTTTGAGTGCCGTTGTTATAATGGCCATGTTATTAGACGGAGGGTATCTTGGATAAGTATGATAAGAAAGAGTTAGAGAATTCTAAGAGGATTTTTAAGAGTGCAACTCCTAAATATGAGTTGTCTTGGTACATTAAATGGGGTGCATCAGTCTTCATTATGGTGTCTATGAGTATGCGTGGCATACCAGAATATCAGACATGGGACTTGATATTGTCTACTATAGGTGTATCAGGTTGGTTAGTCGTAGGTCTTTTATGGAAAGACCGTGCGTTAGTTTTATTAAATGGTGTAGGAGTGGCACTTCTACTGCGTAATTTATTTGAGGTACTATGATAGATATATTAATCTTTTTATTTTTAATCCCTTTTAATGTCTTTATGTGGACAATTAAATATGTGGGGTCTTTTTTATTCTGGATTGCCCTCGTAGTGTGGGTGTACCAGAGTCGTAGTGTGATATTAGATTGGATTTCTGATAGATGGTTTGATGTCTTATACTGGTTTCGGAATCGTAAAGGGTCTACCAATAAATCGGTTGATGATATTGACGACTACATCGTTTAACACTAAATAGGTTTATGGATTTATATATCATTCATTTTATTTTTATTAGTCTCTGTGCAGGTGGTTCATATCTGTATGGGTTTCTTAAAGGTGAAAAGTCAGGCAGTCAACGAACGGTTGAATTGTTTTTAGATGATAATCTGATTACATTAGATGATATAAATAAAAACTATAATCAACCAGACAAATAAAATAGGAATATATTATGAGAGTTATTGGAATTAATATTTCACACGACACATCGGTCGCAGAAGTAGAGAACGGAGAACTAAAGTATTGCCATGATGAGGCAAGGTTTCGTAGATACAAATATTGGGACCCATCAAAGTTAGACGATGAAATGGACACAGGTCTTCATTGCATCGAACAAAACAACATCGAAGAACCAGACCATTTAATCTTTGCAACCTTCGACAGAAGGAATGTAGAGTGGATTATTAATTCTGAATTGATTGACAATAGACTCCTTGCAGAGAAATTCGCAAGTGAGTGTCGTAAGTCTCAACTCTCATTACAACGAATAGACGACCTTGCAGAAGAGTTTGGTAAGTATTACACTGTTAACTTTGATGATACAGGTGAATCAGACAGACATGTTGCTGACCAACTTGCAAATCATACATGGAACATTACAGGTTATCATTTAGAACCTGAACATCATTTCTATCATGCAGAGTGTGGGTATCATTTAAGTCCATATAAAAAGGACAATGAATCTGCAATCTGTATCGTATGGGATGGTGGTGGTGCTATGCGATATTATGACACACATCCTGGTTACCAAGAAATAGAGAGTATCTATTTGTGTGAACCTAATGTCGACAGTAAACTCCAATGGCAAAAACTATCTAACAATCGTGTGTGCCAAGATATTGGTTGGCAGTTCCCTAACATGGGTTGGGATGCCTTTCATTGTTTTACAGACGAAACAAAAACTATCGATGGTGTCGAAGTTGTCTTTACAAGTAAACCTTCAGGTGGTATGAACTTCAGTCAAATGGCAGTCGGTCTAGGGTGTGATGATTTAGGTGTCAGTGCAGGTAAAGTTATGGGTATGGCATCGTATGCTCGACCTGTTTCTGAAACTGGTGCTTTCTCTAACTTCTCAGTTGCACAACAACTCGAACAAGAATCGTTTAGTGATAGTTGTGATGTGATACAGAAGGCAGTTGAAATGAATCCGAATGTAAAGAATATTATATTGAGTGGTGGATATTCGTTGAACTGTACAAACAATTACAAATACTTGGAAGCATTTCCAGACCATCAGTTCTTTGTAGACCCAATTCCCCACGATGGTGGTACAGGTGCTGGGGCAGCAATCTGGTTCGAAAGAAGTTTAACAAATGGTGATATGAAAGCAGTTGAAGATACAACACAGGAGACAGACAATGATTAAAACAACAATCGTCAGAGACTTAGATACAGTTATAGACCTATTGATTGATAAGGAACAAATCGTTGCAATCTTCCAAGGTGAGTCAGAATGGGGACCTCGTGCATTAGGTAATCGTAGTATATTATTTGACCCACGACATCCACAAGCAAAACAAATTGTTAACAAAGTAAAGATGCGAGAAGACTACAGACCATTTGCTGGTACTGTTATGTTAGAACATGCAAACGATTACTTTGACATGAGACAACTCAAAGAATCTCCTTGGATGTCCTTTGCTATTAACGCAAAACAATCTGCATACGAAAATGTTCCTAGTTTAGTTCATGCAGATGGTACTTGTAGAATACAAACAGTCACAAGAGAACAAAACAAAAACTACTATGACCTTATAGAAGCATTCTATAATATCACAGGAGTTCCAATGATATTTAATACATCGTTTAATCTAGGTGGTGAAGCACTAGTCGAAACAATCGAAGATGCAATCACAACATGTCAGAAGAGTCAGATTAATTATTTGTATGTGCCTGAAGACCAAGACATTCACATACCTTACACAATGATTAAACCTAAAGATACTGAATTATTTACAAACGAGGATGATTCCGAATAAATAGGTGGTATGATAGAGGTAACTGATACAGCAATACAAAAACTCATTGATAAGAAAGTCGGTTTTATCCGACTCGGAGTTAAAGGTGGTGGGTGTGCAGGTTACGAATATTATATTGAAGACACATCTAGTTATATTAGTATGTCTGATAAACTCCAGAATTATGGAAAGTTTACAGTCGTGTTAGATGAAATGTCTATACCTTATTTGAGTGGTTCAACTTTAGATTGGGTAAAAGACGGTCTTAATGAATATTTTAAAATTATAAATCCAAAGGAAGAATCTTCTTGTGGATGTGGAGTGAGTATACAGTTTAATGAAGACCTCGTCAGCTAAAGCAAAAGGTAGAAGATTACAACAATGGGTCGCAAAGATGTTAGTCGAACATCTAGGTGCAGATGAAGAAGATTTAGAATCAAGACCTATGGGTTCAAGTGGTGAAGATATCATCATGGGAAAACAGACTAGACAAATCTTCCCTTATAGTGTAGAATGTAAGAATCAGGAGAAAGTTAATATCTGGTCAGCAATGGAACAAGCAGAGTCTAATTGCAAAAGTTATGAACCTCTTGTAGTAATTAAAAAGAATGGCAAGAAACCACTTGCTGTAATAGATGCAGAATACTTTGTGGAGATGCATAACAAAAAATGATTAAAAGTTTTAATGAGTTGCAAACAATAACAGAGAATAAGGATGCCAAGAATCCTTATCGTCTGGTTGTACTCGCAGAAAAACCGAAGAAGTCAAACCCTAAAGCGACGAGTGCAAAGATAGTTAAACTTGCACAAAAACTAGGACACGAAGTATATGATTGTCGTGTCAATGGTGCATTCATCATGCGTGATGAGAAGTCTGGTCAATTAACGATACACAAAGAAGATGATTCATTTGGATTTGAAATCGATGAAGATACAGTTGTTCTCATTCGTGGTGCAGTTGGTAAAAAAGATTCATATCTGGATTTAGTATCTCAATTAGAAAGATACGGTATTCCTGTTTGCAACTTCAGAGAAACAATTGAAGTATGTGCAGATAAGTTTAGATGTTATCTTAGACTGCAAGAGATTGGTATGAATCAACCTAAGACCGTACTGATACCGAATGCAGAGAAAGAATCAATAGAGACTGCCCATGAGGCATTGAAGTCTAAGTTCCCTATGGTGTTAAAGACACTACAAGGAAGTAAAGGTGTTGGTGTTCTATTGATTGAAACAGAAAGGTCATTACAATCAACCGTTCAGTTGGTTTATAAGATTGACCCTTATGCAGATATACTATTACAAGAATACATTGAAGTTGATTACGATGTTAGATGTATTGTTGTGAATAAAGAAATCATAGGTGCGATGAAACGACCTAAGATACTTGACGACTTTAGAAGTAATGTTTCACAAGGTTCTGAACCTGAAGAGATTAAACTTACTGAAGTTGAACAAGAGGCAGTCTTACAGGCAGCCAAAGCGGTGAACGGACAATGGGTTGGTGTAGACTTTATGCCAGCAAAGAACAGAGATAAAGATGCACCATACATTATCGAAGTTAACCATTCACCTGGTACCGAAGGTATCAACAAAGTAATTGATGGTGATATTAATAAAATTGTTTTAGATAATCTCCTTGATAGAGATTCATGGAAACGAAGTGCAACAGAATGTGGTGTATTAGAAACATTAGAAGTTGAAGGACAGGAACTAACTGTTAAGATGGATACTGGTAATAATACAACGACATGTGCCTTGCACGCGGATGACTTGACTGTAAAAAACAAAGTAGTCTCATGGACTACCGAAGGAGTAAAATACAAAGAACCTTTACATCGATATGTAGAGTTATTAAAACCTGCCGAAAAAAGGCCAGTCGTTCTATTGGAAATAAATTTTCTAAATACAATTTACGAAGTAGAAGTTTCGTTAGATAAAAGGAATCAAATACCTTTTCTTGCTAACAGAGACTTTATGAAGAGAGCAAATTTAATGATAAATCCTGCTCGTAAATTTATGTTAACAAATAGAAACGATGAACACGCAAACGGTTAGTATACAAGAGAGAATGAGAAACAAGGCAATCAGTGCCTTGGATGAAGTCGAAGCACAAATCGATACTCTTATGGATGAGAAGTCCATTCCTTTTTCTATGTACAAGTATCTTAAACAATTAGATTACTCTGGTAAAGTTGTTGCATACATGAAAGGGTTTACTGAAGAAATGCAATACGAGATAAAGAATGAAGAGAACTGTGAACAGTTAGACGAAGCATATAACTTCCTTACTAAAGGTCAGAAGACAAAGATTGTAAAGAAACTCCAAGAGTTTGAGAAAGACATAGAAAAGTATTGTGATGAATATACACCTGTTCGCAAACCAAGAAAACCTAAAACACCTGCGCAGTTAGTTAAGAAACTACCTTATCTTGCAGAGTGGAAGAAATATAAATCCATAAATCCAGAAGAAATCATTCGTGCATCGATGTTGTTTGGATACAACACATCTACAAAGAAACTTACCATGTTCAAATCTTATGGTGGTCTTAGAGTAAATGGTAGTAAGATATTAGATGCAAATGAATGTATAGAAAAGACCTTGACAGATTTGACTTTACTTGATAGACTGGTATCAGGTGGTAATATTATTGCTAAAGGTTTCATGGACGAGATACCTCGTTCTAAAGAGAAAGAAGGAAACAATAGAATTACTAAGAATACATTATTAATAAAAGTGATTAAATGATACTAATAGATTTTACTCAGACCATAATTGCTGGTCTGATGGCACAACTCAAAATGAATGATGGTGAGATTAACGAAGATATGTTAAGACACATGATTCTAAACTCGGTAAGAAATTACAGTAAACGATACTCATCAGAGTATGGTCAAATTGTTCTATGTACCGATGCAAGTAATCCTTGGAGACGAGAATACTTTCCACAATACAAAGCAAACCGTAAGAAGACAAGAGAAGCATCTGATATGGATTGGAAACTTATCTTCGACACACTGCAGAAAGTTAAAGATGAGATAAGAGATAACTTTCCCTACCACTACCTGTATGTCGAAAGATGTGAGGCAGATGATATCATTGCAGTTCTAACTAAACATTCAAAGGAACCAGTCCTAATCGTCTCAGGTGATAAGGACTTCCAACAGTTGCAGAAGTTCAACTATGTAAAACAATGGTCTCCTAATCTAAACAAGTTCGTTGCACCAGATGATGCAGATACATTTCTAAAAGAACACATTCTCAGAGGAGATAAGTCAGACGGTATACCAAATATACTATCAGCAGACAATTGTTTAGATGAAGGTATCAGACAAACCCCTTTAAGAAAACCTGTAGTAGATAAGTACCTCAGGATTAGTATTGAAAAGGACGATAAATACTATCGGAACTATTTAAGAAATCAAACTTTGATTGACTTAGAATTTATACCAGAAGATGTTGAGACAGATATTCTTAACTGTTTTGGTGAGTCTACACCACCGAGTGGTAAAGTATTTGATTATCTTAGAGAGCATAGATTAAATGAATTGATGGACAACATTAGTGATTTTACACAATATAATATGGTGAGGACCTAAATTATGACAACAACAAAAAGAGGAAGAGGAAGACCTAAGGGTGCTCCTAACAAACCAAAGATGGAATTGGTTACAGAAAGAATCAATCTACCTAACGGTGCTGATGTATATGAAATACTATGTCAGGCAAACATCGTTGCAGAAACAGATGTACCTACTGCAGTTAATGGATTAAAAATCTTTAACGATAGAAACGCAGCAGTGAGTAAAGTTCTAAGGTGGTTATTTGATAGTAATATCAATTCAACATTACCAGAAGGAGAAACTCCTTTCAAAAAGAATGATGCACCAGATTCATCTTTAACAGAAACAGCATTGAGATTTGAATTTAAAAAGTTTCAATACTTCGTAACCGAACAAATACCTGTTGCTCGTAGAGAGACAATGTGGATTGAAATGCTTGAGGGTATGCACCCAAAAGAGGCACAAATGATTGACTTGATTAAGGATAAGAAGAATCCATTCCCTAATCTAACAAAGGAAATTGCATCAGAAGCGTTTCCTGAGATACAAGTTTAAATAAATATTAATGTGGTCAGAGACTATACATAAAAGAAAAGGAAGTTTAATATTAACTTCTATGTGTAAACTTCTAGTCGTGTACCACTCCATGGATTTTTAGGAATATATTATGGCAGAACAAACCCCAACATTCGCAAGTGAAACTGTGGAACCCACAGAATTAGAACGAATCACCAATAGACTTAACACCTTTACTGTAGGATTAAAACCTGCTAATGCAGAACAAGTTAATCAAATCATGCAGAAAGGGTTACAAGCAGGTAACTTTAAACTAGATGAACTTGATGCACTTGTTCAAATCAGAGAACAAATCAATACAGGTATTATAGATTACAATACCCAAGTACAAGTTGCAACCAAACGAATACAAGAACTAGAGATTGAAGAAGCACAAAGGCAGAAAGACCTTGTTGCATCTACTCTTGCTGAAAGAGATTTGTTGATTGACGCAGAGAGACGGTCAAAGAAACTTGCAGAACAGGAACTTAGAGTTGCAGAAGAAGAGAACAAAATTCTTAAAGCACAACTCGAAGCATTATCAAATGTTCAGAACAATGTAACCTCAAAACCAATACAAGATTTATTAGATGAGTCAAGAGCATCTGCTGAAATGGCGGCATCTCCTAAAACAAAATCTAAAGCATGGGAGATGGTAAGACAGGCAAGACCAGATGATATAACTGAAGATGAAGACCTTGCAGAAAAACTTGATGAAACCAAGAAAGCATTTAAAGACTTTGAATCAGAGACACAGGTAGTTTCTACTCCTGCATTACAAGATAATGTACAGTTCAGACCACATGGCATAACTACAGAATCATTCTATGACGAAGTAGAAAAGGTTAATGAGGTTGCAGAGGCAGATGAACTCTTCGCAAAAGAAGAAGAGACAGTAGGTTTCGATGATGAGTCTTTTGATGAAGATGCAGACTTCGTAGATGATGAAATGTTTTACAATGGTGTTTCACCAGAAGAAGCATTAGAAGATGTCAACGAAGAACCAGTTCCTTCTACAGGACAAGTCACATCTAAACCTGTTATCTCAGGTGGTAATGCACCAAACATTCAGGCACAAGTAAGTGAACCTGAAAACATTGTTGCACCAGTAGAAGAAGAGAAGAAAACTATTCCAACCTTTGATACTGAAGAAGAACTTCTAGCATCAGTTAATGCAAAAGTCAACATCATAGAAGATGAAGCAGAGGAAGAGTATGAAGAGATTACAATTCCTTCAAGGTCAGAATTAGAAAACAGTTCTAAAGCAGAAGTGCAAGAAGAGGGTGATAAGTTAGGTTTCGAATTATCTGGTACTAAAGAAGAAATGATTGACCAGTTCGAAGAACAAACAGAATCGTTTATTGCATCATTGCAAGAAGACGGTGATTTCATCAGTGCATCTGAAACAGACAATACTCGAAGTGATGAGGAGAAAAAAGATGGTGATGATGATGTCAGAGACGGTGGATACTTCTAAACGAAAGTATACAGTTTCACAATTCAATAAAGACCAAGTAAGCAGAATCTATTCAGAGAAAAACTTTGAAGAGAATCTGCTCAGGTTCAATTTACCAGAAGACCTTACAATCTTTCTTGGTTTACAATTCAGAGAATCAGCATATCTATTTAAGAAGTTAGATAGTAAGAAGAAAGAGAACTTCTACATCAGTGCAATATCTTATCCTTGTTCTCGTATCAATGAGACATTAGAGGCACGAGAAGTTCTACTCTATAATTACAAAGAGAACGGAGACCCTAGGTCTTGTCTTATCAACAGAGAAGACGACCCACAATTTATTCTATTACCACAAGACTGGTGTAATTTAGATAATGGTGATACTGTAGAGTTTCAATATGTGCCAGAAGACCAACCAGATACAGAAAGATATTTAGAAGTTCATGTCGGATAATAGAAACATTCCGATTCAGGCAGTAGACCAATATGATTTCTTGGAACATAGAAGAGAACAGGAAAAGAAACATTGGGATAAAGTTAAGACAAGTGAACCTTTAGATTCTATTCTCACTGTAGAGATAAACACAACAGAACTTTGTAATAGAACCTGTGTGTTTTGTCCTCGACATGACCCCAAAGTATTCCCTAATAGAAATCTACACCTTACAACTAAGGGTGCATTAATCATTGCAGAAGAATTGGGAGAGAATAACTTTCAAGGTAAGATATCATTCAGTGGATTCGGAGAGAATCTCCTTAATCCAGACTTCATAGAGATAGTAAAGATATTCAGAACAGAATTACCCTATGCAACATTAGAGTGTAATACTAACGGAGATAAACTTGACCACAAATACCTTGAAGGACTTATACACAATTCAGGTTTAGATTTAATCTATATTAATCTGTACGATGGTATAGAACAGATGGATAAGTTTGAAGACATGTTATTGTGGGCAGATATACCAACAGATAAGTATAAGTTCAGAATGCATTGGGGAGATTTTGAGAAACACGGACTCATACTAAATAATAGAAGTGGTGTAGTAGATTGGGTTGGTGTTGAAGATGATACTGTAGAGAATCTAAAAGGCAAACCATGTCATTACCCATTCTATAAAATGTTTGTCGATTGGAACGGAGATGTATTGTTCTGTTCTAACGATTGGGGAAGAGAACATGTTGTAGGTAATCTTTTACAACAATCTTTACATGATGTATGGTTCTCTAAACCTATGACAAAGATTCGTAAGAGATTAATGAAAGGTGATAGAAGTCATTCACCTTGTAATAAATGTAGTGTAGACGGTTCACTATTTGGAAAACCGTCATTTGATATAGTTAAGGAATATTATGAGAATAGCAATAACAGGAAGTAGTGGTCTTGCAAAGATAATTAAAGACACACTAGAAGCAACACCCCATTTAGGGAACACCTTTAGAGTAGACCCGATTCGTTGTGAAGACATAACAATGAATGGAAGAAACTGTTGGGTATTCGGTGGTTATGAACCTGCTGATGTTCTAATCAATCTTGCACATGAAGACCAAGCAAAGATTCTATCCATTGCACATGAAGCGTGGGAAGGTGAGAAGACAAAATACATTATCAATATCTCCAGTCGTGCAAGTCAACCAAACATATCAAAAGGTTATATGTATGCAAGTGAGAAAGCACAACTCAATCACCTTGCAAACAATCTACAATACAATTCCAATAAGAGATATAAAATGACCACACTTAATCTTGGTCTTCTTAATGACGAAAGTTTACCTAGTGTCAAACACCAAGATGTTGCAGGTCTGATTTACAAACTGATTACATCTTATCCAGATTACGAGATTGCAGATGTAACCCTACAGGCACATGCAAACTACCAGTCAGTACAAAGTGATAAAGAAACTCTAAGGGACATGGAAAGATTTACTAAATAATAGTATGACTACAGAATATAACGATTTCGGTTTTACCGCGATGGATGCAGATGAACTTGCTGCCATTGATACAAAGATAATTGAGAAGACTACAACTGCAACGGATGTAATCAACAAATTGGATAACTTTGTAAGACCATTGTTGGAGAATCTTGCAAAGGATTCAGATAAGGATTATATCTATTGGCCAAATAGAGTGGATATCATCAACAAGAAACTAAAAGAATTAGACGAAATTCAAAAAAGTTTATAAAACCCCTTTACATTACCCTCCACTTTTTAGTATACTAGACACTGTTAAATAATAAACAGAGGAGTTTAGCATGGACGAAACAACAATGAAGTTGGTCAAACTAGGTCGTGAAATGATTACACAAGCAGAAGAGAACAAAGTCTTTGCTAAAGATGATGCAAAGTGGAATACTTGTGTCGTTGCCGGCAATAGACTCACAACTATCGGAACTACATGGGGTTTACAGAGTGTTAAAGACCTGAAGACCAATGAACGAGAGGTTGTTTTAGAGTTCTTAGATTTAAATGAGGGGTTACTTGCATGAGAGTATTAGTAGAATCATACGGAACTATTAAAATCTTTTCAGATAGACCATTCGGTTATAAGAGATACTATGTTCAATGGGAAGATGGAACTGAATCAATGTTCAGTGGTCTTTGGTACTCTGAAAAGAAAGTCAAAGAGATAGTAGAAGACCATTTACCATACGAAATATAATAGGGGGTTAATAACCTCGGGTAGGGACAGGGAACGATAGAAACAAAATCTACAATTTCAAACACGATGTTTGTTTGAGTTCCCATCCCACCAGTTTTCTAGGGGTTGACAATGCGTACCATTTTTTGATACCATATACCTATAATGAAAAAGGAGATAATTATGAAAGACTTAAACGAATATGTAGACCAACTTTGTGCAGAATTGACTGAAGTTAAAAACAAAAGGTGGCCTCATTGTGCCGAAGATGGTGCTTATTATGGTGCTAAAGCGGGTCGTAAGTATATTAAAATAATATCTTATGATAATTCAAATGGTGGTGGTGCTTCTGTATGGGGTTTCATCAACAAAGCAAATCCAAATTTCAAAGAGGGAGATGTTCTTCTCTCTGCTGGGTGGAATTCACCTGCTCTTAATAAAGCAAGAGGTAATCTAATAGAGGGTTATCCTGTTCTTAAAATGGGTGATAGATTCATGTACGGACCTGGTTATTGTTCAGGTGCAATTGCAGGAACTCCAAGAGACGGAGGGTTTGTTTAAGATGGATAACTTATACGATATTAAATATGCCAATCTTCCCATGACTGTGAGGAACCATAAATTTGTTTTAGACTTTCTAAAGAATAATCCTTCGAGGGTTAGATATAGAGGCAAATCAATTCCAGGTGTTTATAGGAGAGCACCTCATCATTGCATCAAAGAGTATGCAACAACATTTACAATTTATCCACGATAGGGCTTGACAATGCGTATCACTTTTTGATACCATATACCTATAGTGAAAAAAGGAGACTTAATATGATAATAAAAGATTACGAAGTATGTTCTCCTGATATGACATCAGGTGGGACTTCATTGCAAGGATATAAGACAACAACCTATGACAGGTTGTGTCAAGTTTTAGGTCCACCAACATTCACAAGTGCAGACCCATATGATAAGGTCAATTGTGAGTGGTACTTAGATACTAAATGGTATGATGCAAATACTGTTGATGAGATTGACTATGACGACTGGAACTATGAGACGGTTACAATTTATAATTGGAAAGACGGTAGAATTCCTACTGAAGAGTATCAATGGCATGTTGGTGGTAAATCAATATGGGCAACAGATGTTGTTGACATGATACTTGATAATTTCAATAGAAACGGTGAGAACCACAACGGAGAAAGATATGTCGCTTAATTACGAAAGTGCAAAACTGATTGCACAACAAACAGACGGAAAGTTATCAGCAGAAGATGTTATAAATCTTGCACTTTACGGAACAACCAATGCCATGGACTTTGCACCAGACCCAATCGAAGAGGGTAATTTGTGTATGTGTGGTGAATTGAATTGTCCAGATGCATATGCACATATGACGAGTGGGTGCTAATATGGAAATAGGATTTTTAGGAGGCACCTTACTAATGGTTATTATGTTTAGTATGGTTTTTGTAGGGTTGCATATCAACAAACCTTTTCCATGGGAGAAAGATGATGAGTGAATCTTATAGAGCATTTTTAGTCGGCATGGGATTCGGTGCATTACTGATGTTTATCATGTTATTACCGAGTCTTGTTCATGCGTCAGACGAAAACGGTGAGACAGTTTGTCTTGCAAAAAACATTTACTTCGAGTCAGGTAATCAACCACTTGCAGGTAAAGTTGCAGTTGCACAAGTTGTATTCAATCGTATGGAACATTCTGCATATCCAAAAGATATTTGTGGTGTTGTATACGATGCAAAGTATAGAGAAAACTGGAAAGGCAATTTAGTTCCAATTAGGAATCAATGTCAGTTCAGTTGGTTCTGTGATGGTAAGTCAGATGAACCTTTAGACACTGATACATTCTTTGAATCGTATCTCATTGCACAAGATGTAATTATGGGCAAGTATCCAGATATTACAGAGGGTGCAACACACTATCATTCAATTATGGTCGAACCTTATTGGGCAGAAACATTGAATGAAACAGTACAAATTACCGACCATATCTTTTACAAATGAAACCAACTAATTCTAATAAGACAGGTCAATCAACAAAACAAGATGTTGTCATGACACCATATCATACAGCAAAATGGATAGTTGAACACTTCGAACCACAAGGCAAAATGTTAGAACCTTGTCGTGGTGATAGTGCCTTCTATACAGCAATGCAAGAATATAATCTTGCAACCAAAGGTTTATCTGTAGAAGATGATGATGTTGATTGGTGTGAAATATCAGAAGGTAAAGATTTCTTTGATTACAATGGCAAGGTTGATTGGATAATTACTAATCCACCTTACAGTATATTTGATGATTTTTTAGATAAGGCATTTGAAGTTGCAGACAATGTTGTGATGTTTGTGCCTTTTTCTAAATTGTTCAAATCAAAAGGTAACGACCAAGCAGTTATGAAATATGGTGATGTAAAAGAAATTATTAATTTAGGCACTGGTAATACTCACGGATTTCCTGTGGGGTTTCTGGTTGGTGCAATACATTATCAAAGAAATTATAAAGGTGATATTAAATTTTCGAGGAACTATTAATAGGAGTATATTATGACTAAGAGACAAAAAATAAAAATAACAAATGCGTTTCTTACTGGTCTGAAAATCATTTCAACAGTATTTGTGTTTGTTGGACTTACACTTGCAATGAGTGGCAACTTTCATATGGAAATCTATAGTCTATCGTCAGTGATGATAGGTTGTTTTGGATATATGATACATAGTTTTAAAACAAATGACCATATGATACTATTGATTAGTGTTGCAGGTTTTACACTTGCAGGTAATTTGTTTTTAGAAACACCAACTGCACTTCTTATAGCAGACCAATATGGTATTGCTTTAACTGAAGAAAAAGGTTGGTTTGCACAATACGGCAATGTATTAGTTAGTATTATTAAGGAGTTAGTATAATGTATGATAAACCAATTGAACAACATAGAGAGTTTCTCTTAAACACGGACTATATTAATAATGGTGTTCAACATCGTTATAAGTTCAATAATGATTATGGTGCTTCGGTAGTAAAACACGATTTCAGTTATGGTGGTAAAAATGGATTATGGGAACTTGCAGTCTTAGATTTTACGGTTGACAAATCAGGTGCAATAACATACCATACTCCTATAACACAAGATGTCGTTGGACACCTTGCATGGAATAATGTAGAATCTATTCTACAAGAGATTAAGGAACTATGAACTTATTTTACTTACACGAAGAACCCGAAGTCAGTGCAAAACTACATTGTGATAAACATGTAGTTAAGATGATTATCGAGTATGCACAAATGTTATCCACCGCACATAGAATGTTAGACGGTGAACAATACACTGATGCATCTAGTGGTCGTAGAATTCAAAGGTGGAGATTAGATTACGATAGAGAAGATATCTTATACAAGGCATCACATATCAATCATCCTTCTACCAGGTGGGTGCGTGAGAATGCAATTCAATATCAATATGCATTCGATATGTTTACTGCATTGTGTGATGAATACACATACAGATATGAGAGAGAACACCTAACTGATACTAAACTTAGAAACATTCTTAATTGTTTACCTGATAATATCACATTGGGTACTTGGTCAGAACCACCTCAATGTATGCCTGAAGATGTCAAAGTTCCAGGAAACTCTATTGAGGCATATCATAAATACTACCGCGAATACAAAAAAGATTTCGCAAAGTGGACTCAACGAGATATTCCACAATTTATGATGAGTTAATTATGCCCCTATATGATTTTTTAAATAATGAAACTGGTGAAGTGGAAGAACACAACATGTCTTATACTAAGTTAGACCAATTCAAAGAAGACAATCCACACCTCAAACAAGTAATCTTAGGAACACCAAATATTGTCGGTGGGCATGGAGATAGAGTTAAGACAGACCAAGGATTTAAAGATGTTCTGAATAAGATTGCATCTGGTCATAAACTTTCTCCCATGGCAGATAAAATTTCTGGTGTTCAAACTGCAAAAGACATTAAGACCAGAGAGATAGTCAATAAACATGTTGACATGCAAACCAAAAACAGACTATCCAAAACAAAGAAATAGGTGTATAATGTATAAACAAATGCAAAATTTTATAGAAATAACAGATTTAGAAAATCTACAAGCAAAGACCGTAAGTGAAGACGGTAAAAGAATGTATCAGTTCGAGGGTATGGAAGCAAAGTATCCTTCAGTTACCACGGTAACAGGTCTCTTAAATAGAGAACATATTAAACTCTGGAGAAAACGAGTTGGTGAAGAGACTGCAAACAAGATTACAGCATCAGCAACAAAACGAGGAACAAACTTCCACCAATTAGTAGAAGACTATCTTCGTGCTGAGAAAGATATTATTATAGAGAATGATTTACAACGAGGCATGTTTAATGCAATGCAACCTGTTTTAGATGAAATTATACCTCTTGCTTTAGAGGCACCTTTGTTCTCACCAAATCTGGAAATGGCAGGTCGTGTTGATTGTGTTGGTATCTTCGATGAACAATTATGTATTATAGATTTCAAAACAAGTAGTAAGTATAAAGAAGAGTATATGGCAAAACCATGGTTTATTCAAATGACTGCATATGCACTTATGGTAGAAGAGTTAACAGGACAAGCAGTACAAGAATGTGTTGCTCTAGTTGCAGTAGAAGGACTTAATGCATTTCAATTGTTTACATGTAATCCTTTAGACTACATTGATGATTTGGTTCAGTTAAGAAAACAATATAAAAATGTTTATGGAGTATAATATGAATATTGAAATCGGAAAGACATATGAAGTATCTTGTGCAAATAAGAAGAGTGTCTATGAGTTAGAATATTGGACTGATGAATCAGGTACCAGAATCAAAACAGAAACTATGTGGAGAAATGGTGAGTGGTTAATTAAACCAAAAGACGAAGAAGAGGTCGAATGGTTAACAGATGCTATGAATCAGGAAGATACTGATTGGTTTGAACCACAAGTATTCGAAGAGAATGAATTCCAAGAATGTTGGGATGGTTGTTCATTCGATGTTGAGTTATTAGAATTCGAAGGTACAGATGAGGAG